CGGTGATCAGCCGGCGGCCGCTGTCGGCGTCATAGGCACCAAAAACCGAGGAAACCACGTCAAACACCCAGGGGGCGCAGGATTCACCGAAGGTCGGGCTGCCCGGGGCGTCAACAATCTTGAGCTGCCGGAAAATCTCCAGGGCTTCTTCCGCCTGCTTCGGGAAGATGGGCGGCGGGATGATCGACTGGCCAGAACGTATCCGGCTACCCCAGTCGATACATGAGGTAGACCAGACTGGAGCCATAAATTACCTGTTGTTGACCACCAGCTTTGGCGGTGCCGATGGGGCAAATTTGCCCCGGCTCGCGACATGGTCAACAAAGATGAGGACCTCGACGCGCTGCTGCAAGTTCAGACTCACGTCAAGACCATCACACACCGCGAAAGTAACGCCACGCTGAAGGTTTTGGCAGCTGACAGCAACACCGTTGGCGGCATAAAGTCCATCGGCACGCTGGTCGATGAGCTCTGGCTTTTTGGCAAGCAGCCGAACGCCGAAGCGATGCTCCGGGAGGCCATTGGCGGCCTGGCATCACGGCCTGAAGGCTTTGTCATCTACCTGACGACCCAGTCCGACGACCCGCCGGCCGGTGTTTTCAAACAGAAATTGCAATATGCGCGCGATGTGCGCGACGGAAAGATCATCGACCCTGGCTTTGTGCCCATCATCTTTGAGCACCCGCCAGAAATGGTCGAGGCCAAAGAGCATCTGAAGGTAGAAAACCTGGCGATGGTGAACCCCAATCTGGGGTATTCCGTGGATCGCCAGTTCCTGGAGCGCGAATTTGCCAAGGCTGAGGCTGGAGGCGAAGGTTCCCTGCGCGGCTTCCTGGCCAAGCATGGCAATGTTGAAATCGGCATGAATCTGCGGTCTGACCGCTGGGCCGGCGCCGACTTCTGGGAAGACGCTGTCGAGCCCGGCCTGACGCTCGATTCACTTTTGGACCGCTGCGAAGTCGCTGTGATCGGCATTGACGGCGGCGGCCTGGATGACTTGCTGGGCCTGGCTGTCATTGGACGCGAACGCGGCACTCGCCGCTGGCTTCATTGGGGCCATGCCTGGGCCCACAAGATTGTTCTGACCCGTCGGCCTGAGATTGCGCCGCGGCTCACAGACTTTGCGCGCGACGGTGATCTGACGATGGTCGAGCGCCCCGGCGACGACGTTACAGCGCTGGCTGACATCGTTTGCCGCGTGCGTGACGCCGGCCTACTGCCGGACAAGCAGGGCATTGGAGTAGACGGTGCCGGGATCGCTGACGTGGTGGATGAGCTCTCTGGCCGGGACTTCAACGCGGACCCGGGAGGCGACATCGTGGCGATTTCGCAGGGCTGGCGGCTCAACGGCGCCATCAAGACGACTGAGCGCAAGGTAGCCGGCGGTGAATTTGTCCATTGTGGTCAGGGCTTGATGGCCTGGACGGTCGGCAACGCCCGGACCGTGCAGCAGGGCAACGCCATATCGATCACAAAAGCAGTCAGCGGCACCGGAAAGATCGACCCGCTGATGGCAATTTTTGACGCTGTATCGCTGATGGCACTGAATCCAGTGTCGAACAGCATCACACAAGGCTTTGTAGAACTATGAGCGTCTTTTCCCGCATCGCTGCCGTTTTCACCAGGCAGCGGGAAGAGCCGCGCCTGCAAAACGTCACGTACAGCGAGAGCATCCAGGAGGCCTTCGGCGTCACGCCGGGCGCCGCCGGCATGACCGTATCGGCCACGACAGCGCAGCGGGTGTCCGCCGCCGCGGCGTGCCGGCAGAAGATTGCAGGGACCATTTCGACGCTGCGCCTGGACATCCTGAAGATCGACGGCGACACTGAAGTGAAGATGCCGCGGGATGCTCTCTGGTATCTCCTGAATGAGCAGCCGCACCAGCAATACACGGCGACCAGCCACTGGGACAACAAGGTCAGCGAGCAGCTGTTCCGCGGCGACGGCTTCACTTGGATTCGGCGCCGCATGAACGGCTCAATTGCCGAGCTTATGCCGCTGCCATGGGGCGCGGTCCAACCCTGGCGCATGCCGGACGGCCTGATCCGCTATTACATCAGCCTGCCCGAGTGGGGTATTCAGACCTGGCTGGAGCCTTCGGACGTACTGCACTTCCCTGGTCACGGCTTCGACGGCGTGCGATCCATGAGTGTGATCGCCTACGGCGCCAAGAACGCCATCGGCAACGCCCTGGCCATGGACGACTACAGCGGCAAGTTCTTCGCTAACGGCGCGCACCCGTCGATGATCATCGAGGCGCCCGCGAAGATGGATTCCCCCCAGGTTGCGCAGCTGCAGGAGTCTTTCGGTCGCAAGTACGCCGGCAACGAAAACGCCCACCGGCTGCCGCTGGTGCTGACCCAGGGCCTGAAAGCCAAGGAAATCAGCCTGTCGGCCGAGGATGCCCAACTGTTGGAAGCCCGCAAATTTCAAGTTGTGGACATCGCCCGTGCTTTCGGCGTGCCGCCACACATGATCGGCGAAACATCCGGCAGTTCTGCGGTCGGCGCCGGCTACGAACAGCAGGCCCGGGACTTTGTGATGCACACCCTGCGCCTGCACCTGAAGCGGCTCGAGCAGGAGCTGAACCGCAAGCTCTTCCCGCGCGACACCGGCAAATTCGTGCGCTTTGACCTGGGCGACCTGATCGAAGGCGACAGCAAGGCCCAGGCCGAATACAACCGCGCCGCCCTGGGTGGTCCCGGAACCGGTCCCGGCTGGATGTCGGTGAACGAGGTTCGGAAGTCCAAGGGCCTCCCGCCCGCGCTTGACGGCGACAAGCTATTCGTGCCGGTAGACCCGGCGAAGAAAGACCCAAATGCAAATTCTCCAGCTCCTGCGTGACAACGCGGGGCGCGAAAAGCGCCCATTCAATCTGGTGCGCAATGAGGGCGAGGCATCCCTCTATATCTACGACATCATCGACAAGTACTGGGGCGTTTCGGCAGCCGCTGTGGTCGATGCTCTCGCGCAGGCCTCCGACGCCAAGACACTGAACGTTTACATCAACAGTCCCGGCGGGGATGTGTTCGAAGGCCGCGCCATCATGGCTGCCCTGGCCCGTTTCTCAGGAAACACCATTGCACACATTGACAGTTTGTGCGCGAGCGCCGCGACCAGCATCGCCCTGTCGTGCAAGGAAGTGCGGATGACGGATGGTGCCTATTTCATGATCCACAACGCACAAGGTTTGTGCTGGGGCGACAAGTCGGCCATGCGTGAGATGGCCGACACCATGGAAAAGGTCGAGATTGCCATCGTCGGCGACTACACGAACAAAACTGGCAAGGACGAAAAGCAGGTCAAGGCGTGGATGCAGGCCGAAACCTGGTTCACTGCAGCCGAGGCGCTCGAAAACGGTTTTGTTGACAGCATCACCACAGCCCCCACGGCCGGCGCGAAGAACACCTGGAATCTGGCCACATTCGCCAACACCCCCAAGGCGCTCGCCGAGCCGCCGCCGGAACCGAAAGAGAAAGAACACGAAGAACCCGCTCCGGCGGGTTTTTTTATGTCCCAAGCAAATGCCAACCGCCTGCGGCTGGCTCAGATTGTCTAGCGCTTCTCGCGCGAGCAAACCGTGGGGGCCGGCTCGCCTCCGATCAACTGAAAGGTCAACACCATGACGCAAGCACTGCGCGAGAAGATAGAAAACCTCGCAAAACAAGCCAAGAACATGCTGGAGTCGAAAGGCGAAAGCAAGTGGACTGCTGAAGAGCAGACCCAGTACGACGGCTTCATGAACGAAATCAACGAAGCCAAGGCCGGCATCCGCCGCGCCGAGCAGCTGCGCGAACTCGAGGCTGAAAAGTTCTTCGAGAACGCCGCCGACGATGTGCGCAAGGGCCGCAAGCCTGGCGCCGAAGGCGGGGAAATCAACGCCCTGCAAGCCGTCGCGCTGTACCTGCGCAACGGCAACAACGTGACGGCTGAACAGGCCATCGCCATCCGCAACGCCATGTCCACCACGACCACGACCGAAGGCGGCTACACCGTGCCGTCCGAAATCGCCAGCATGGTGATCGACGCGCTGAAAGCGTTCGGCGGCATGCGCGAAGTGGCGGAAGTGTTCGCCACCGACGGCGGCAACCCGATGAACTGGCCGACCAGCGACGGCACCGGCGAAGTCGGGGAAATCGTGGCGGAAAACGCTGCCGCTTCCGGCGCCGACATCACGTTCGGCACCGTGGCAGTCAACCCCTACAAGTACAGCTCGAAGAAAATCGCGCTGCCGTGGGAGCTGATCAGCGACAGCGCCATCGACGTGGTCGGCTTTGTCGTGAACCGCCTGTCCACCCGCCTGGGCCGCATCACCAACACCCACTACACGACCGGCGATGGCTCCAGCAAGCCTTACGGCGTGTCCGCCCGCGCAGCATCGGGCAAGGTGGGCACCACTGGCCAGACGGCCACGGTGATCTACGATGACCTGTTCGACCTGAAGCACGCGGTCAACCGGGCCTATCGCAATGGCGCGAAGTGGATGATGAACGACGCTACCGTCGGCATTGTGTCCAAGCTGAAAGAAACGACTGGCCGCCCAATCTGGGAGCCTTCCGTGACTGCCGGCGCCCCGGACATGCTGCTGGGCCATGCGGTCGCCATCAACGACGACATCGCCTCGATGGCTGCGAACGCCAAGTCGATCCTGTTCGGCAACTTCAGCTACTACAAGATCCGCGACGTTAAGGGCTCGGTGATCATGCGCCGCTTTGACGACTCGGCCTTCGCGCTGAACGGCCAGGTCGGCTTCTGCGGCTGGATGCGCTCCGGCGGCAACCTGGTCGACACCGGTGCCGTGAAGTACTACCAGAACGCTGCTTCCTGATGTCCAAAAACCCGGCAAAGGCGCCCACCGCGGCGCCTGCGCCGGCTGCAATGCCGGCAGCCGCTCCCGCCCCCGTGGCGGGACCAACATCGGAAAGTGCGCCTACCAACAAAAAGGCGCGTGTTCTGGTGTTTTGCGCACTCGGTCAGCCCAATGATGTGGTCGAGCTGAGCGACGGCGACCTGGTGGCCTACGCCTCCCAGGTTGACCCCAATCCCGACGCGGTGGCTTACGCCGAGTCCCTCAAATAAAGGAATCGTCATGCGCGATCAAGTCAACGACCTCTATCCGAAGCGCGGCCTTTCGCCCGTTTCGGTGGCCGACAACACCGCCCAGGTGAGTCAGATCATCGACACCGCAGGTTTTGAAGCCCTGTCGTGGTTCATCGCCGCCGGCTCCATCGCCGACGCCGACGCCACGTTCACAGTGCTGCTGGAAGAGTCGGCAGCATCCGACATGAGCGGCTCCAACGCCGTGGCCGATGCCGACCTCATCGGCACCGAAGCCCTTGCTTCGTTCATCTTTTCGGATGACAACAAGGTCTTCAAACTGGGCTACAAGGGCAGCAAACGCTACGTGCGGATGACTGTCACGCCGTCTGGCAACGCTTCGGACGCCGTGCTGTGCATCATCCCGGTGCTCGGCTTCCCGACCAGCGGCCCGACCGCCAATCCTCCGGTCTGACCCCAGACCACTACGTGAAAAGCCCTCCCTGCGAGGGCTTTTTTCATAGGACACACCATGCAATTCAAAGTCGTCACCCCTGTTTCGGTCGAGCCAGTGACCATCGCCGAAGCATTGTTGCAATGTAAGGTCGATGCCGACGACACCACGCACAACGCCCTGATTACCAGCCTGATCACCGCCGCACGCGAGTTTGCCGAGCACTACACCGGCCGCGCGCTGGCGGCTCAGACGCTGCAGGGCGCGCTGGACAGCTTCCCGGCCTGCGACTATATCGATCTACCCATGCCGCCAGTGTCAGCGGTGACCAGCATCAAATACACCGACACGGCCGGCGCTGAGCAGACGCTTTCGAGCAGCGCCTACGCATTGAGCGCCTACGGGCTGAGCAACCGCGTGAACCTGACCGCAGATGCCGACTGGCCCAGCACGCAGGAAGTGGCTGACGCCGTGCGCGTGCTGTTTGTCACTGGGTACACCACGGCCCCAAAAGCGGTCAAGGCCGCGATCTTGCTGCACGTTGAAATCGAGTGCCCGCTGAACCCGCACACGCCGGCCGAGCGCGAGGCACTGGAGAAGGCCCGCGATTCGCTGCTGAACACGGTCAAGGTCTGGGGATTCTGAAATGGATTCACGCCGCCGCAACCGCCTGGTGCAGTTCAAGCGCCTGACCGCCGGGCAGGATGAAATCGGCCAGCCGACGCAGGTCTGGGCTGACCTGGTGCAGGTCCGCGCCAATGTCCGCTACCTGAACGGCGTCGAAACGATCAAAGGCGGGGCAGAAACAGCTACAGCCAAGGCGTCTATCCGCATCGGCTACCGGACAAACCTGACGACCGCAGATCGGGCCTATCTGGGCAGCACCGAATTCCGCATCACCGCCGTGTTGCCTGATGAAATTGGCAAGCAGCACACCGACGTGACTTGTGAGGTGATCCAGTGAACGCTTTTGCCATCAGCGTTGACCTCGGCAGCCTCGACGGCCTGCTGGCATCGAAACGCGACAAGGTAGAACGCGCCGCGCGTCCCGCCGCCCAGGCTGCTGCACAGGTCATTTACGACGCCGTCAAGATCAACGTCGCCGCCATCGGCACCAAGACCGGCAACCTCAGCCGCTCGATTTATCAGGCCTTTTCTCCAGAACAAAGCGGCTCCGGCAAGGCGACATATCACATCAGCTGGAATGCCAAAAAAGCACCGCACGGCCATCTGGTCGAGTTCGGCCATATCCAGCGCTACAAGGTTTATGTCGGAAAGGATGGCAAGTGGTACACGGCAGTTCGCCCCAGCATGGCGAAGAAGCCCCGGCCATCGCGCCGCGCACCGCAGGCTGTGAAAGATGCTTACTACGTGCCTCTGCCATCACCCCGGCAGGTTGCGGCCCGGCCATTTATCCGCCCTGCTTTTTACAAGCAAGGCGAGGCCATCGCAGCGGCCACGAAGGTGTTTTTTGAGATTGTGGGCGCGCCATGACATTTGAAGCCGACCTGTTCACGCTGCTGAAACTGGACTGCGACCGCGTCTTTCCAGACTTTGCGCCCGTGAGTACGCCCAGGCCTTACTGCACTTACCAGAGCATCGGCGGCCAGGTCATCAACCCGCTGGGCAACGAAGCGCCCGGCAAGCGAAATTCCGAGATTCAGGTGAATGTGTGGGCAGACACCCGCGCCAGCGCTTTGACCTTGAGCCGCGCCATCGAGGACCGCATGCGCGGCGCAACCGCATTCATTGGCCGCCCCTTGAGCGCGCCGACATCTGACTTTGACGCTGACATCCCGGTTTACGGATGCCTGCAGAGCTTTTCCTGCTGGTTCAACAGCTGACCGAATAGGCCGCAAGGCCAACCCCGCAAGAGCCGTCCCGGAGCAATTCAGGGCGGCTTTTTCATGCCCATTTCGGGCGTTAACCACCGCCGCCAACTTGGCGGTTTTTTTTCGCCAACAGAAAGGCAATTTACCATGGCATACGCATTTCCTGAAGGCAGCGCCTTCTACTTCTCCTCTACGTTCGCATCCGCGAAGACCGTCTCGGCCCTGACCAATGCCAGCCCGGCAGTGGCCACCGCTACGTCACACGGTTACACGACCAACGACGAAATCCTGCTGACTTCCGGCTGGGAAGACGCAACGGACAGCGCCTACAAAATCACCGTTTCTGACGCCAACACGTTCAGCGTCGGCGGCCTGGTCTCGACCGACACATCGTTTTTCCCCACGGGCTCCGGCACCGGCACGGCACAAAAGATCAGCGGCTGGACCGCTATCCCCCAGGTGCTGACGATTGCCACTTCCGGCGGCGATCCGCGCTTCACCACCATCAGCCCACTGGCAAAGCGCAACAGCATCAACGTGCCGACCGGCTTTAACGCCACGTCGATCACGCTGTCGCTGGGCCATGACCCCAGCAATGCCAACTTCCAGACGATGCTGACCCTCAGCCGCTCGCTGACGAAAGTGGCATTCAAGATGGTTCTTTCTGGTGGCGGCACGACCTACGGCTATGGCTACATGGCCGTGTCTGAAGTCCCAAGCCTGAACATCGGCCAGGCCAACGCGGTCACTGCATCGCTGTCCCTGCTGAGCCGTTCCATCAGCTACGCCTGATTCCCGGGCTTCGGCCCACACCTGGGCACCGACTCGGCTGCATTCGTTCCCTTCGCGGGGTTCGGTGCAGTCGGGCACGGGCATTTTTTAAAACTCCCCGCGAAGGAAATAAACACATGGCCAAGATCACCCTGGGCAAACCCCCAAAATCGTTTAAACGCGTCGTCAAGTTCCCCATGCTCGACGGCACCACCGGCAGCATCGAGTGCATCTACAAATACCGCACAAGAAAAGATTTCGGCATCTTCATTGATGGCCTGCTCGACGCTGCCAAAGCGAAACCAGAAACCGGCGATGACGGCGAGGTCAAATTCTCCATGGCTGAGCTCATGGAAAAGACGGCCGGCGCCAATGCCGACTACATCCTGGCCATCCTGGACGGCTGGAACCTGGATGAGCCACTGAGCGCCGACACAGCGCAGCAGCTGGCCGACGAACTACCCGCTGCCGCCGCCGCGATCATGGAAACCTACCGCGCCGCGGTGCAGGACGGCCGCCTGGGAAACTGACCGAGGCGGCTGCCGCGCTGTACCGAAAGGAAGCACCGCCGCCGCCACCGGGCGATGCGTTCGGTCAGGCGCTGCTCAAGGCAACTGCAGACGCCGACACCGGGCTTGTCATCTGGCCTGAAAACCATGCAGCGTGGCGCCTTTTCTGCCGCATCAGTTCCCAGTGGCGCGTCGGCATGTCTGGGCCGACCGGCCTCTGCTACGAGGCCATCTACCCCCTGATTGACCGCATCACCGATGACCCTGTCGAGTGGGATGACCTGCTTGACGACATCGGCGCCATGGAGCGCTCGGCGTTAGCGGTAATACGAGAAGACTGAGGCCCTCACCGGGCCTTTTTTATTGGACATCCATGACCGAAGAATCCCGGAAAATTCAGATTCCCGTCGAGGTTGATGCGACCGGAGCCGCCAAGGGCTTTGATCAAATCAAGCAAGGCGCGCAATCTATGGCGCAGGGCGTGGCACAAGCTGGCCAGACTGCGTCCAAAGGGATTGAAGGGATAGGCGCGGCCGCCGAAAAGATGACGGTCGGCCAGAGTCGGCTGCTGGAGTCGATCAAACGCCAATCTATCGGGTTGAGCGAAGGCCGGGCAGCGCTCAATGAGTACAAGGCCGCACAGGCTGGCATTGTCGATGCCGCTACCCCGTACATTGCCAAGATCCGCGAAGCCGAAAAGGGCACGGCCCAGCTCGGCATGTCGGCCAAGGCCACCTCTGCAGCCCTGCGCGGCGTGCCTGCGCAGTTCACCGACATTGTTACCAGCCTGCAGGGTGGCCAGCGGCCGCTCAGCGTACTTTTGCAACAGGGCGGCCAGCTTAAGGATATGTTCGGCGGCATTGGCCCGGCGGCGCGTGCCTTGGGTGGCTATGTCGCGGGGCTGGTCAATCCATTCACAATCGCCGCGGCGGCTATCGGCCTGACTGCGGCGGCGCTCAATGCCGGCTCGAAAGAGTTGCGCGACTTCCAGGATGCAGCCACCATCAGCGGCAACGCCATAGGCTCCAATGTCAGCCAGTTCAATTCCCTGCGCGACAGCTTGCAGGGCATCGCCGGCACCAAGGGCAAGGCCGCAGAGGCTCTGACCGAGATAGCTGGAAATGGTCGGCTTGCTGGCGACAGCGTCAAGAGCATTGCCGAAGCCGCGATCCTGATGGAAAAGGCCACCGGCCAGGCCGTCGGCAAGACCGTCGAGCAGTTCGCCCGACTTGCCGAGTCCCCGCTGACCGCCTCGCTGGAGCTGAACAAGCAATATAACTTTCTGACAGCTGCCATCTATAGCCAGATCAAGGCGCTTGAAGATCAGGGCAAAGCCACCCAGGCCGCCGAGCTCGCCGAAAAGACCTTCGCCGAAACCCTCAAGGGCCGCGCGACGACGGTGATCCAGAACGCCGGCCTTATGGAGCGCGCCTGGAAGGGCCTGACCGGTGCCGCAAAGGGCGCCTGGGACGCCATGCTCAACGTCGGCCGCGAGGACTCGCTGGCCGACAAGCTCAACAAAGCCGCTGGCGACGTGGCGCGCGTGCAGGCCCAACTCTCCGGGACCGGCACCTTCGGCTCGACAGGCGGCGGCGCGGCCACTGGTGGCGCCAGCGCATCGCGCCGCGCGGCGCTTGAGCAGGATCTGGTCGCAGCCAAGCAGCGAGAGGCTTTTGCACAAGAGGCGGTGCGCCTTGAAAAACGCGGCTCCGAAGCGGCCGTCGAGGCCAACCGCGTGCGCCAGCGTGCCCTTGATGCGACTGTAGCCTTTGACAAGCTGAAAGAGCAGTCCCTGACCAAGCAGCAAAAGCTGGTCAAGGAAATCGCCCAGGCTGAGCGCGATGGGATAGACGCCGGCAAGTCCCGCGCCGAAATCGAAAAGGTCATTGCTGGCATCCGTGAGCGCAACAAGGAAAGCGGCGGCGCCGGTACTGGCCAGAGCGAAGTCGCCGCCATCCGTGCCAAGGCCATCGCTGAAACGGCCAACATTGCCCGCCTGCGCGCACAGATTGCAGACCCTGAACGCGCCGAATCCCTGCTCAAGCAGACCGAGGCCGAAAAGCAGGTAATCAAGATTCAGGAAGAACTCAAAACGAGTATCTCCGGGGTGGCGCGCGCCCAGAAAGAAAAGGCACTGGCCGCCGCTCAAGGGCTGGCCGTACAAGAGCGCGAAAGCGCCGGCTTGACCATTCAGGTAAAAAACCTCCTGGCTGCGCGTGATGCTTACGACAAGCTGGTCGAGAGCACGGGCAAGGCTGCCGACAGCATCCTGCAGCAGGCTTTGGGGCAAGAGGCTTCCAATGCCTTGTTCGGCAAGAGCAAGACGGCGGTCGAGGAACTCACGCTCGCCCAGCTGAAAAACAGCCTGGCAGAAGCTGAGGCATCTGACCGGTTCGCCCCCGCCTATGTGGCGGCACTGACTGCCAAGACCGAGGCGCAAAAACGCTACGTCGAGGCACTGCAGCAAACCGAATTCAAGCAGGCTGAGATCAGGCTGACAGAAGCAGGCCGCACCGCCGCCGACGAAACCCAGATGCTGCAGCTGGAACTGAGCCTGATCGGCCAGACCCGCGAAGTTCGGGAACGGATTTTGGGCCAGCGCCGCGCCGAACTGAAGCTGGCAAAAGAGCTGGCCGACATCGACAAATTGAACCTGGGCACCGGTCCAGAAGGCGACTTGCGCCGCGAAGAACTGCGCGCCCAGGCTCGGGCAAATTCCATTGTCGAGGCCAACAATGCCGCATCCAAGGCGGTTGCCGAAGAGTGGCAGCGCACTGCCGACAGCATCAACACCAGCATTACCGATGCGCTTCTGCGCGGTTTTGAGTCTGGCAAGGGCTTCGCCGCTAACCTGCGCGACACCGTTGTCAACATGTTCAAGACGATGGTGCTGCGCCCGGTGGTCAATGCCGTCGTCAATACCGGCACGCAGGCCATCGGCAGCGCTTTGGGCCTGACGCAGCCCGGCGGTGGCCTTGGCCTTGGCAATATCCTTTCTGGCGGTAAAAGCCTGCTGGGTGGCGATCTGTTCGGCAGCGGCTCCACCCTCGGCTCTGCGCTTGGCCTGTCCAGCATCACGCCCGGCGCCCTGGCTGGTGCCAATGCCATCGGTGCAGTGGCAGGCGGTGACGCCATCGGCGCGCTGGCCGCGTCTCAAGGCTGGATTGCGGCAGGCGAGGGCACGGCCCTGGCCGCAGGCTCTGGCGCTGCGGCGGCTGGTACTGCAGGCGGCCTGTCCGCAGGTCTCGCAGCGATTCCCGGCTGGGGTTGGGCGGCCATCGGTGCAGGGCTTCTGCTCGGCATGGGCGGCGGTGGCGGTAAGCCCACGGCCAACACCGGCAGCGCTGCCGCGTCTTTTGACGCTCAAGGCAACACCATGGCTTACCAGACGTTCGGCGGGTCCAGCACGGCAGCCGACAGCCAACTGGCCAGCCTGCAGTCGACCTACGCCAGCACGGCCAAGGCCCTGGGCATCAAGACGGTCGAGGCCAGCTTCAACTACGGCGGCAACACCGGCAAAAATGGCGAAAACCCGAATTTCTCGCTTGGCGGCAGTGCCGGCGGCGTGCGCTTCAATCAGGCTGAAACAAAGCTTGACGATGCATCCCTGCAGTTGGCCGCCAGCCGCGCAGTATTTGCCGCCCTGCAGGGCTCGCAGCTGCCCGACTATCTGTCTGGCATTTTCGACGGCCTGAGCGCTGGCGCACTTACCCAGTCTCAGATTGACACCGTCCTCGCGTCCGCCCAGGCATTTAAAGGCCTGCACGATCAGCTCCAGCTGCTGCCATTTGAGAACCTCAAAAACCTCACCTATGCGGCAACCCTGAGCCTGACCAACTTTTCAGGCGGCATCGAGAAATTCACCACCAATCTCGGCACCTATTACGAGAACTTCTACAGCGCGCAAGAAAAAGCAGCCAACTCGACAAAGCAGATATTCAAGACCCTGGGCGCCGCCGGTATCGACGTTACTGCCCTGTATGACCCATCCATCGAAAGCTTCCGCGCGCTGGTCGATGCCCAGGACATCACCACGGCTTCAGGCCGCGAAGCCTACGCCGCCCTGCTCAGCGTCTCCGGCGCATTTGCCACGCTGGTCAATTCCTCTTCTGATGTGTCGACTGCCACCGAGAACCTGCGTACCGCGCTCAGCGCCTCGATTGGCAAGCTGAAAGAACTGTCCAGCGCCATCTACTCGGCCGCCGAAGCGAACAGTCCAGGACTCAGCCGTTCAACCGCGCAGGCGCAAATCTCCGCCGCCCTGGCCATCGCCAAGGCAAGCGGCGTGCTGCCATCGCTGGATTCACTTGCTCCAGCACTGAAGGCACTGTCTGCGCCAAGTCAGGATCTGTTCAAGACCTTCATCGATTACCAGCGCGACCAGGCGCTGACCGCAAACGATCTGAACGCCCTGGGCGGCCTTGCTGACGGCCAGATCAGTGTCCAGCAGGCCCAGCTTGACGCGCTCAATAAGGTCAATAACTCCGTGCTGTCGGTAGCGGAGGCCGTCGCCGCACTGGCCGCCGCCGAAGATGCGCGCGGCGCTGCCATTCTGGCCGCTGGTGCAGAGGGTCAAAAGAGTCGTGCTGATGCCGAGCAGGTTGCCGCCGCCGAAGCCGCTGCACGCACAGCAGCCGCGCTGGCCGCTGCCGCCGCATCCGCAGCCGCCGCGGCAGCCGCCGCAGCACAGGTCCAGATACCGGTCGCAGCTTATGACCCCTATGCCAATGCCGGTTATTTCGCGATCGGCACGAACTATGTACCCGAAGACATGAAGGCGCACATTCACAAAGGTGAACGAATCATCCCCGCCGCCGACAACCGAGAACTTATCGCTCGACTCAGCGCGCCTGCGGCTGACTCTTCCGAGGTGGCAGCCGAAATCCGTGCACTCCGCCAGCAGGTCGCCGACCTTCAGCGCTCATCCGAGCAAACCGCCGCCGCCACGCGCGCCAATGAAAAGCTGGTGCGCGGCCTTACTTCCGACGGTCAGTCACTCAATACAACGGTGGTGTCATGAAAGTAATTCCCCCGCTGGAAATCACCGACTCACGGCTGACAAGCAGCACCATTTCAGAGCCTGATACCAGCGAGACAGCCTGGAGCGGTTCATCGGTTGCCTACGCCCTCGGCGACCAGGTGATCCGCACCACCACGCACCGGATTTATGAATGCGTCAGCGCTCACACAAGCGCAGCTTCGCCAGTTCCTGAAAACAACACCGCACAGTGGCTGGAGATTGGCCCGACCAACCGATGGGCCATGTTCGACACCCTACGAAACACTGCAACAGAAGTCGCATCATCCCTGACCGTTGTCCTGACCCCCGCTTACCGCGTAGATTCCCTGGCGCTCCTGGCGCTTCAAGGTTCATCGGTCACGGTCTCCATTACCAGCGCTGGCTCTCCGGTTTACTACCGCACGGTTTCACTCGTTCGGCGCGAAGTGTCCGACTGGTACGACTATTTTTTCAGGCCTTTTTCAGTGCAGCCCAGCGTCGCGCTGTTTGACCTGCCGCCCATCACTGGCGCAGTTATCACCATCACGATCACAGCCACGGCCGGAAACGTCAAGTGCGGTGCTTGCGTCATCGGCGCATCTGAATACATCGGTGAAGTGCAGTACGAGGCTGAAAACGATGTGCTGAATTTCTCAACCGTCACGCGCGACTTCGCAGGCGGCGTGAGCACGATGGTGCAGCGGCGCAACGTGCCCAAAACCATTCAGAGCATTTTTGTAGAAAAGAGCCGGGTCAATCGCATCCGTCAATTGCGCGACACGGTCGGCGCGGTCCCGGCCGTCTGGGCTGGCCTCGACAACAGCACGCATGACTATTTTGAAGCCGTGCTGATTCTCGGTTTTTACAAGCGCTTCTCCATCAACTTGCGGTATCCCGATTACGCAGTGATCGGCCTCGAACTCGAAGAAATTTAACGCATCCCCGAAAGGCACCCATGGCAATCGACAACCTTCCATCACCTCCGCAGTCAACAGATCCCGCCAACTTCTCAACCAATGCCGATACCTTTTTGGCGGCTCTACCACTGTTTGCAACGCAGGCCAATGCCCTGGCTGCGGCGATGAATCTCAACTCGACGACCGATGCCAGCACCAGCAGCCTGCTGATCGCCACCGGTGCCAAAACATTCGCGGCAAGTGTCGGCAAAAGCTTCCAGCCTGGCATGTACCTTGTTGCTGCTGACGCCGCTGCGCCCAGTACAAACTCCATGTTCGGACAGATCACAAGTTACGACGTGGCCACAGGCGCGCTGGTGCTCAACGTCATGACCGTGCGCGGATCAGGCACCAAGGCCGCATGGGTGATTTCTCAGTCGTCAGCCGGCGGCGCGGTGGCTGGGCCTCTCGCTACCTCTGGCATCACTGGCGCGGCAGCTTCTGGCGCAAACAACGACATTACAAGCCTGACCGCCCTCACTGCAGGCGGATTGCCGAATTCCAGTGTGCTCGCGGCAAATATTGCTGATGGAGCTATTACAGCTGCGAAGCTCGACTCTGGGCAAACCGGCGCAATGCCTGTGGCGGGTATCCGCGCGGCTGTCACCTTTGCGGTCAGTGGTGGGGTTTGCACGATTCAGCACGCGATTAACGTGTCGAGTGTGACTTACTTGAGTACAGGCTGGTTTCGGGTCAATTTCACTACAGCCATGGGGTCTACAAACTTCGGCATGGTGGCAACTTGCATGCCACTGGGGGGTGCTTCAAGTCAAGCCTTGGTAGCGGATTACGGTGGGTCTTCAGCACGAAACACAGCCTATTGCGACATCTACACCACAACGGGTTGGGCTGACGGCCTTGTCGCTGCAGCCGTCAAAGACTCTCCCCTCGTCACAGCCTTGTTCATGGGCTAGCTGTTAAGTTGCAATAGGTTATTACCGCGAAGTCGGGAGGCTGGGGGCTTGTAGCCCAATGCCGAGTGAGGCCTTCGGGCGTTGTAGTAGCTCAGGAAGGACGGCAACCATGCGGTGCGCTCGACACTGTTGGCATAGATGCGTCCATAGGCCCATTCACGCAGGCAAGTCTGAATGAAGCGCTCAGCCTTGCCGTTGGTTTGAGGTCTATACGGCCTTGTGAATGTGTGCCTGATGCCCAATGCCTGGCAGGTCTTGTTGAACAGGACTGATCGGTAAGCGCTGCCGTTGTCGGTGATCAGACGCTTGATCTGCACACCCAGCGCTCCATAGTGGGCCACGCAGGCTTTAAGGAACTCTACGGCCGACTCCTTGCGCTCGTCGCAGTACATCTGCACAAAGCCAGCACGCGAGTGGTCATCTATGGCCACATGGGCGAACTCCCAGCCCGCACCGTCCACAGAATCCCGCCGGTCACCCGTGACCCTGTGACTTGGCCGCACGATGCGCCCGAGCTTCTTGATATCCATGTGCAGCAACTCGCCTGGCGCTTGCCGCTCATAGCGCACGATTGGCTCAACCGGATCAAGCGCCTTGAGGCTCGACAGGCCCAACCCAGCCAGGAAGCGACTTACGGTGGCGACGCTGCGGCCCACAACGCTGGCAATTCGGCGCATGGGCATACGGGCTCGGCGCAGCCGCTCGATTCGCTCGGCGAGCGCCTCGTCAATGGTGCTACGGGTTCGATCCGGTCGGGAACTGCGATCCCTGAGGGCTTCCTGTCCACCTTCCTGGAAGCGCCGTAGCCACTTGCCCGCGCTCTGTCGGCTGATCCCTGCGGCCTCGGCCGCCGCAATCAACCCCATGACAGCAATGCGTTCAATGAGCAATTTGCGCCCTTCCATGGTTAATCTGGCATTCTTATGGCTGTTCACCTGGTTGACTCCTCTGTGAGTTCTGAAGCGTCGTAACTCCAGTCTCCCAGACTCTTCCGGGTGAACAACCTATTGAAACATCACAGCTAGCTCGCTGCAACCCCCAATAGAAAGACCGGACATGCACCGCATCATCATCAACGTCATTTTGTGTCTACACCTTTTGGCACCGATGGCCGCATGGGCACAAGACCAGGTTAAAAGCCCGTTGAATTACCCGCTGAAGGTGTACGGCGCAATTATGGCCGTCGCCCTGTTTGGTGGCCTTGCTAGTTGGTACGGGAAAGTTCGCCGGGGTGAAATGCTCATGTGGAACATCAGCGCCCTTGTCGGGGAGTTGTGCATCAGCGCCTTTGCCGGACTGATCGCCTTTTATTTGTGCGATTACATGAGCCTGCATCAAGGCCTGACGGCTGCAATCGTCGGCGTTGCGGGACATGCCGGAACCAAGGGCATCAACTGGCTTGAAGGTCTCGGCCAGCGGTTTGCAGAGAAAAAGCTGGGCATTGAACCACCAAAGGACGCACCATGAAACTGTCCGCCAATTTCTCCCTTGAAGAATTCACGGCCAGCGAGACGGCAGAACGCCGCCGATTGGATAACAGCCTGCCACCTGAATT